CCATGGCCAAGGCCCAGCACGTCGACACGTTCCTGTATCGGGCCATGGATAAGGCCCACCAGGCCCGCTACGGGAAACCGTGGGTATGCGAGAAGCAGGGGATCGGCGACTGCGTGGCGTGGGGTGCCATGCACGCGGTCTGGTGCTCCGAAGCAATTTCGTGGGATCTCGGCCAAGTCGCCGAGCCGCCGCTGATGCCCGACCCGACCGCCATATACGGCGGCAGCCGGGTGGAGGCCCGCAACAAGCCCGAGGGGTCGGGCGGGTGGAGCGATGGCAGTTACGGCGGGGCCGCGGCCCGCTGGCTGCGGGACTGGGGCGTCGTCTATCGGCAGCCCTTCCCAGATTTGGGATACGACCTGACGACCTACTCCGCCGACCGGGCCAAGCAATGGGGCAACTGGGGCGCGGGCGGCCAGGGCGACAAGGGCCGGCTGGACACGATCGCCAAGAAACACCCGGCCCGGCATGTGGTGGCCGTCAAGACGTGGGACGAGCTGGTGGCCGCGATCACCTCCGGCTTTCCGGTGACCATCGCGTCGAACGTTGGATTCGCCAGCCGGACCGATGAGGTCGGCGCGCTGCAGGCCCAGGGCCAGTGGATGCACCAGATGTGCATCGTAGCGGTGCGCTTTGCCGACAAGTCGCCGCCGGGCGTCAAGCCGATGGACGCCGCCCTGGTCCTGAACAGCTGGGGAACTAAATGGATTTCCTACGCCGGCAAGTATCCGGCCGACCAGCCAGACGGCTCGTTCTGGGCCACGCGCGAGGTCGTGGAGCGGATCCTGCGACAGAACGATTCGTATGCGATTGGCGACGTGAAGACCGGTTTTAAGTGGCGCGACCTGCACCACGGAAACTGGCTCGCCCCCGGACCCATCGAAACCCTTTCCAAGCTCACACCATGACGTTTGACCGCAAGACCGCCGCCGTGATCGTGATCGGGTTCGTCCTGGGCTACGGGTGGGCCAGCTCGGCCGCGTCGTGGTCGCCCCACACGGACCGGCCAGTGCTGACGTGGATCGCCGGGGCCGCAAAGCGGCTCCTGTGGATCGCCATCGTGGCCGACCCGCCGCCGGGCGAGGTGCAGCTGCGGCACGCCGAGGCCCGCGTGGGCGAGGACGGGTTCCGCATGGTCGAACACCGACGGGGGTGGTGACATGGTGTGGCGCTGGCTGATCTCTTGGCTCGTCTGGCTGTCGGCCGACCCGGCCGCCGTGGACCTCGAGCGACCGAAGGCGGCCGCGGCGGTGGCCGCCGCCCGTGCCAGCCTGGCGATCGACGTGCCGGCCCCCGGCCCCAAGCCGCCAGCCCCGACGCCGGGCAAGTGCTGCGGCGAGTGCGGCGGGCGCGGCTACATCGTCATGCCGGACGGCCACCGGGTCGCGTGCCCATGCCCGGCCACATGCCCCTGTAAGGGCGGCAAGGGGGCCGCTAGCTGCCCTGACGGCCGTTGCCCCGCCCCCGGGGCATCGCCCGCGACGGTTCTACCGGCCCAGCCTGCGGGCGGGAGGTAGCGGTGGGCGATGCCTCGGCGGTGGAAACTCCTCTCTGTGACCTGCGTGACGAGGTGCGACGCCGCATGGGCCACCAGGCCAACGGCTTGGCGGACGCCTGCGATGAGGTCACGACGACCATCTGCTATTTCTGGCCCCAACGCTGGATGGCCGATCTCGCGCGCCGCCACGATGCGTCCGCGTTCTGGCTCGACACGATCGCCGTCATCGAAGCCAAGGTCCGAGAAGACTTAGAGGCCCGGTTCGGCACTGACGGCAACACCATGCGGACGCTTGACCTGCTGGTGTCGGCCGTGGTGATCGAAATGTTTGGCATGTGGTTCGCGGGCGTCGAGGAGCGGATCGCCATGAGGCGGGCGATGTGGGTCGCCCGCCAGGTGCAACGCTAGCCCGCGAGGCCGGCGGCAAAGATCCGAAGCAGGACGATGGCAAGCTGGACGAACAGTTCGGCGGTCATGTGTGCCCTCCTTGGCGTGGTTGTCAGATGACAACAAGCCTATCGGCCGTTGTCAGGTGACAACTTGAGGGCGTCGGCCTTCAGGATGAACAGAAGGCCGTCGATCACCACCGACCGGACCCGGCCTTCCTCCGCCAAGCGGCGCATCCACTGCCGCGAGCAGCCGGCCAGCTTGGCGGCGTTGGTGCAGGTGACGTAGTCGTCGGTGTCGATCCGCATGGGGGCGGATTCTACCGGCTGGCCGATACACCGCCGAAACGTGCTCCCGTGGCGGCTTCACGTTCCGCCGATCGTGCCGGTTGTGAGTCGCCGGATTCGCACCTGCCGCACATTCGGGGACTGGATCGCAAAAACTGTCAGGTCATGCCGATCGTGCCGGTGGTTCCGGGTCTGGGCGGAACACGCGCGGCAGACTCTGCCAGGCCTTCGGGCGGCTAGAGTCGACGACGCGCGGGTCGAGATACGACCGCCGGGTGACCCTGTCGGTGGAGTGGCCAAGGTAACTCGTCGCATCCAGCCCGGCGGCCGCCAGGTGAGAAGCTGTCGAGCGGCGGAGGGCGTGGAACTGAACGTCGCGGCCTTCGCCGAGCCCGGCCCTGCGTGTGATCGTCTTCCAACGCTTGCGGAGCGCTGTCCCCGATGCCACCCACCAGAAGACCGTCGGACCTTCGTGACGGCTGACAGCGTCGACCAGGTCCGAGGCCTCGGGCGACAGCTCGTAGACTCGCTCGGTCCGTCCACCCTTACGGATCGCAGCCGGGACGATCAGGGCTGGGCGGTGCCAGCAGTTCTTCGGCGTGTTCAGGATCGCGGAGATCCGCTCGCCTGTCTCCAGGCCGACGGCGATCAGGGCCGGGAAAAACACGCTCGCCGGAACAGGACCGATCCACCCGTAGGACAGCCTGGCGGATTCAGCCAGGCGGCCCAGCTCCTCCACGGTGAACGCCCGCGGCACGCTGTGCGGCACCAGCTCCGGGGCCACCGTCGGGCGGAGTTTGACCAGCCCGCGGCCCTGGGCGAGGTTCCAGATCGCGAGGATCCCGGACCGCTCGCGGGCCACGCTGTTCGGGGCCTTCACGGCCGACATCGCGGTCAGCCACTGGGAGACGACCAGGTCCTCGAGGTCGTCGAGGACGGCTGGCCTGCCCAACCATTTGGAAAACTGCGTGATCGCGTGCCGAAGCAGGCGGACACTTTCCGGCGATCGCCCGCGGAGCCGGAGCGGGACGTAGACGGTTTCAAGGAACGTGAGCAGAGTCATTGCGTGGCCTCCTACTAGGGGATAGGTCACGCTTCCATGCGGGATGCCTGCTCCGTTTGTGGGATTCCGCCTGTATCGGTGGTGCGGGTTATCCGCGGCCCGCGGGGTTATTTCCTGTCCCCGCCACTCGCCAACGTTGGAATCCCGTCCGGGGATTCCAACGTTGGCTCGATCCGGCCAGCACTAAACCGTATGGCCGGCCAGGATGCAAAGGCAAACCGGAGGACGCCAGGATGGCGACGGCCCGCAAAGACCTACGCCGCGGTGGCGGCCGGCCCCGGGAACTGCCTCGGACCAAGATGGGGCAGGCGATCGAGCGACTGGCCGGTGAACGCGGCCTGCACTTGGACCAAGTCGCCGAGAAGGCCGGGATCAGAGGCCCGACCCTGTACCGCATCCTGACGGGGCGCATTGAGTCGCCCCGGGCCAGCACGGTGCTAGCACTGGCCAAGGCCCTCCGTGTCCCGGTTGGCGACCTCGTCAACTAGGGTTTTTCCCGTAGATACGCAAACGTAGAAACTCGTCTTGACCGCGTTTCTACGCGGTCGTAGATTCCTCGCCGTGACGTCCACCAACGGACGCCACCGCCCCGGCACGGACGGACCGGCTGGGGCGACAAGGACCAGGGCGAGGGATACGCCATGGCTACCGCAGGACGCGGAGCGACCGGGGCCGCCTCGCCAGCCATAGGAGGGCGACGGAATGAGGGTCACGGTGACGGACTTGCAGATCAGGGCGTGGAGGCGGCAAGGCTACTCGCTCGAGCGGATCGCGTCGGCCTGCGGATTGACTATCTCGCAGATCTCGCGCCGCATACGGCAGATCTGGTCCCTAGACCACAAGCCTCGGACCGATCCCGGACCGGACGAAATCAGCGCGGCCTGCGAGCAGATCCAGCTCGGATGGTCGGAAACCGAGCGGCAGCAAAGGCAGGTCTGTCGCGCCGGAAGGTGGACGCCGGCCGTCGTACCCGTCTCGATCCTGGAACACCTCTCACGCTGAGAGACTGGTTGCACCGCGTGGCCCGCTGCCACGCCCACCTGTGCGCCATCGTGCGGCTCTACGGCGACCCGTCGAAAGCGGGCGGCCAGTCCAACGCGGGCGAGACCTACGCGGCCCGTGCGGCCCGCGGTGACCAGACGCTGCTCTACGACTGCATCACGGTCACGGTGGACGAGCTGGTGGCGGTGCGGGACGAGATCCAGGCACGGATCGACGCAGCCCCGCCGACCCAAGCGGCACCGGGCAGCCAGGAAAAGGTTGACGAGATGGCCCGCCGGGCGGAGCGCGGCGAGTCGCTGTTCATCAAGGGGGACGGACCCCGACCGGGCGACGGATCGCCCGGGGTCTGACGGATTGGCTTGCCGGTCGGCGGCGAGGGATCGCAGCCGGCCGGAGTTGAGGAGGTGACGTGCTGATTTTGTCACGGAAGACAAACGAGTCGGTCGTGATCCCGGGCCAGCGTATCGAGGTCGTGGTCGTCGAGATCGTCGGCGACAAGGTGCGGCTGGGGTTCAAGGCACCGGATCACGTCGACATCTATCGGGACGAGATTTGGCGGGACATCTGTTTTCAGGATTGGAACCAAAGGAGCAACCACGATGGCGCTGAAGATTGAACGAGGCATCCAAGCATCGCCCGTAGGGGCAGTGATCCACGGGGTGGAAGGCATTGGAAAGACGACGCTGGCCAGCCAGTTTCCGGCCCCGCTAATCCTCGACACCGAGGACGGAAGCAAGCGGATCGACTGTGCGCGGGTGCGGGTCACCAAGTGGCTAGAGCTGCTGTCGGCGATGCTCGACCTGGCTGGCGACCCGCAGGGGTTCAAAACCGTGGTCATCGATTCGATCGACTGGGCGGAGACGCTGCTGCGAGAGCACCTGTCGGCCAAGCTCGGCAAGCCGGTGGACGATCTGCCGTACGGTCGCAGTTTTGGCGTGGTGGCCGAGGGCTTTCAGCCGCTGATCAACGCCGCCGATGGACTGATTTCCAAAGGGCTGCACGTCGTGCTCGTCGGACACAGCGAGGTCAAGCGGTGCACGCCCCCGGACATGGACGAGGGCTACGACCGCTACGAAATCAAGCTGTCGAAAAAGGTCAACGCGATCGTGAAGGAGTGGGCCGACCTGATCCTGTTCGCGAACTACAAGACCCGGATCGTCGAGGGCGGCGACGGCCGCAAAAAGGGCCGCGGTGGCAAAGAGCGGATCATGTACGCCGAGCGGACGGCAGCCTGGGACGCCAAGAACAGGTTTGGCCTGCCGGCCGAAATGCCCATGGACATTGGCCAGCTGGATCAGGTGTTCAAGGTCCAG